GGACAATTAAAAATAGATAAATGTTCATTCCAAACAAATTTACGTTTAAGAAATGATAATTCACATGCTGGTATATATGGGACAGACTCTTTATCTTTATCTGCCATTGTAAATTTAATACCCCACTTTGCGAATTCTCTTGATATAGTACAATGATTATAAAATGGAATATCTTCATGAATACCAGCAATGACATCATCACCATAAACTAACATGGCTACATATTTATCGAAGTCTGGAACATCATCAATAACATAACCACGGCCTAACATTATAGATACATATGTACATCTCATATATAAGCAATTAGCTATATTATTGATGATGACAGTTAATGGATTACCTGATGTATTACAAGCTGTAAATCTAAATAATTCCGTATCTATCAACATAATAGGATATAACAATTCAGTTAACAAACTTGTAACTACAGTTAAATCTTCTTCAGTATACCCAGCTTCTCTATGGATATGTAATATAATTTCAAATACTACTGACATAACATTACTATTCATATTTTTATCAAATTTACTAAAATCACCACCTAAGTTATTATTACCTGGGTGTTTAGTAACATGGTAATATAAATTCTCCCAAATAATAGGATCAAAACAATTAGCACCAACAGCGGTACTAAATAATAATGGATTTTCCATCATAACATTAACCATAGACAAAAGATATTGTCGAACTAATAAATTAAATGCAAATGGAAAACTATTGAATATACGCATCTTATCAGGTTTTTCACAGGAGGCTGGATCATCTTTCTGATTAATTTGACTAATAACATTTAAACTAATACCTAATTTTGCAGCTGCATGTAATCTCTCATATTCTTCTTGCATCTCATCATCAAGAATCCATGAATCAGAAACACCTTCAATCTGTTCATTACCATGAATCATAGATTTCCTTTTTGATCCATTATGTGGTAAACCTCTACTAGTAGATTTATTAATCGAATTAATACCAGGTATTCTATCCAATCCATTTATTACCACTGGCATAGGTAACTTCATGATTCTAGATTTATCAAATTTGGAAAAAGATACTATAAGACCACGTTTAGCCCAATTCAAAAATTTATTTGGTATTGTCGTATGTTGCATAATAGGTGAAAGATTTTCTATTAAAGTCTCATTATGTCTTCTAAAATTTGGAGGTTGATGTTGTGCAGGTATGCCCATACATTGTTTAACATCTTCACTAATAGGAGACATTACGTAACCAGTGTTATTCCTAATACGTTGTGCACCTGTTAATGATCCTATATACTCTGCCTGACCTTGCATATCGAATACAAAGCTCTTTTTATGTGGAGGGACTATAGGGCCAAAATCTTTACCCATAAGAACAAGATCAATATCAGTTTCACTATTGGGTATGAACTTTCCATTACCACTAAAATGCTTTACTGCTTCATCAATTTGAGATCTAGTCACAAATATTCCAGCTCCTAATGCATGTCCAGTTTTCCCACTATTATGTATGGCTATAATATTACCTCTATATGTAATCACACCTGCACACGTCCCAACTTGAGAATTCTCACTCATAGTGTATGTAATACCTTGGAATTTCTTACTACCTGACGAAAAATTAACTTCAAACATACCACGTGTACATTGTAAATTAATTATACCTGGTGTACCATCAGGTCGTCTTATAATCAAATCAGCTTTAAACTTATGTGGAATTCCATTGGTATCTGATAGATAAAAATCTCTAAGATCCCTATTATTTCCACCTGAAGGTAATAATATAAAGGACATATCAGTATCACTATTAAATATATCTGATGGATCTATGGTAGCTCTAAAATTAGAAGTGTAACCTTTGACTCTCTGATCTCTAATTACATCCAACCATGCTATATCTCCTTCTACTGCATGTTTAACAGTCAACCACATATCAGTAAAAATGGGTAATATATTGACTTTAACACCTGTTTTCTCATCTCTATGAAAAGATACAAATCCCATCTTTTTCATCAACATATTATTAACTTTATCTTGGACAGATGTAGCTCCCATTCTTCCTTGAGCTAATGGGGGTCTATCTTCAGGTTGAGCCCAAATATTAACTGGACGCCGATCAAGGGGTGATAATATTGCTCTTTCTGATTGCTCACCCAATACTAATCTTCTAAAATTTATAGACATCTTTATTGCCCCAAGAATAGCTAAAAAGACGGTTATATTTCTAGGTGTGACATATTTAACTGCTCGATTACGTTTTACATAATTCATAAATACATCAGTATCTTGAGCCAGCACTCGATCTATAGCTACAACTCTAGATTTAACATCGCAAAAGGATAATATTCCTATCATACCCAATAATATAGATAGCATAATAGTAATATATATATTACAATATCTAATTGCCATAATATCTAATATAATAGCTATAATAATGGAAAAACAATATACTACAATAATTGGTAACATATTGATTATGGGTAAACAACTACCTAAAACAGATCTTCTAGCTAATTTTCCTACGAAAGATTGTGTGGTGAGTAATTGATGTAATATAAATACATACAATACCCCTCTATTGACAATGTCCATAGACTGAGGATTAAGTCCTCTGTTTCTACCAAATGGTTGATTAATTACAGGTACAGGTACTAGAACATTATTATCAGGTATGTTTACAGGTAAATCTACTGGAATATTATTTTCAGGTATAGGCCCATTTATACATCTAGGGCACATTCCAATAGGAACATCATGCTCGCATATACTCTTGGCATCTCTAGATAATAATCTTTGTACTACCCTATCTTGAAATTCACGTTTATTCCGCATTTGCTGTGCAATGTAAGGAAATACTATATGAGCTGGTTGTCGCTCCATTACAATACCATCAGGTGTCACAATGACATTATGTACAATTGCTTCTGCTAAATCATTTTGAATCACCTCAGGTCGTTTGAGTGTAAATAAATGTAAGTCTGTATTATTCCCTATCTTATTAACATCTAATGAACCTGAATGATCATGTTTATATTCGTCCTTAACTACAAGTTCAATTAATATGTCAATTCTTCGAAACATAGCAGCTGGACAAGTTAAAATTTCATATGCTCCCATTGAGACAGTGTTACTAGTAATTAGTAGTAAATCACAAGATAGAACAACTTTACCTTTAGAATTAACATCAGCCATTTCAGCTAGTTGCACTACATTATTAACTATTTGTATAATACGATCAGGATCTGACATACGTCCACCAAGCATATCCGATCTAGTTTGACCAGCATCGTCTATTTGGAAAGTATGTACAAAATTACTAAGATTATCATGGAATCTATTATTGCTAAGTGTGTATTTATAATGCTGATCAGTG